TAGCTGCTCCAGTTTGAATAGTTCCTCCTGTCACGTCAGCACCTTCTCTTTGTCCTACTAATAGAGTATCTCCATTCATAGTGTGTACAAAGATTTGAGGTCTTCCGTAAGCCATCAACTTTAATTGAGTAGTCATCTCATTTGTTAATTTCTTCAAGTTCAATACTAATTCTTGTGAAAAGAATGTAGTACCATTTTCTCTAGAAGTATTAACAGTTTCAGTATATGCACTTGTTCCTTTTAGGTCATAGTAGTATGCAGTAAGACCAGATGGTAAAGTGCTAATTAAAGCATCACTATCACCATCGGTAACGTTAGCAAGTGAACCAGTGTAGTTTACAAAGTAAACTCCTGCTAAGCCACCTACTGACTCTTTACATACCTCATTACGACCGGCTGTTAGATTACAAGACATAGTTTTTTAATTTTTAATTATTAGTTTCTGAAACTTAAAGAGTGAGAGAGGGAATTCCACCCTCTCATTATTCACTCAATTAAATTAATAGTTTTTGTGGATAGCGATATCGTTACCAATACCAAATACAGTATCCGCTGTATATCTCATAATCACTCTGAAGTTTTGAGAACCGTCTAAGTCAGCCATGTCTAACACTTTAACTTCGTTGTAATCTGATGTTAAACCAGTACCGAAGAATAAGTTAGATTTTTGTGCTGCTACCATTGCTGAAGCAGGTAAGCCAGGACATAATACGATTTCAACACCATTGAAGTTGAATGGTTTTTCACCAACGTTCATTTGGTTGTTCCAGCCGTTCGCGCCTACTGAACCTCCAGCTAATGCTTGTTGGTAAGCTTTTGCTACGTTTGTTGGAACGTAAATCATCAAGTCTTCTTTACCATAGATAGTTGCAGGAATTGCATCTACTAAAGCGTTTAATCCAGCTAATACGTTAGCTGATGTGATTGAACCAGAAACTGAAGAAGTTACAGGAGCGTTTACACCACCTGCTACTACTGAAGAAGATAATTCGTTGTAGATACCTTGGAATTGTCCGTTAGTAGCTGAATTACCTTGCCAGATAGAGATTTCAGTTGCTTCTGCTACTTTACCACCTACATAACTAACTAAGAAGTCAGTAAATGTTGCAGGGATAGTATCAAATGCACTAAATCCTAATTGTAGAGCTTGCCAGCTATCTACGAATTCTTGCTTACACAATTGTAAGTTAACTTGCAATTCTTTTGGTTCTAAGATTCTCTCAGTAAGAGCTACAGTACCAGAAGTTGCGAAATCACAAGATGCGTCATTAACGATAGAGTCTACAGCGATTCTTTGAATTACTGATTTGTACTTAACGTTAGGCATGATTGTGATGTAACCGTTGTCCAAAGTACGAGCAGAAAGTAAAGCCGCTGCAATGTATTTGCCTGCGAACTCACCTGCGTAAGTACTTGTTACTGACGGTTGTGTGAAATTTTGATTTTTTCTCATGTCAATAAGTTTTTTTTGTTTATTTGTATAATTTTGATAAGAAATTAGATTGCGTATTTGCAACTTTATCTTTCTTACTCATTTTAATGTTTTGTGTTTTAGAAGGATTCTCCTCAATAGGTGCTCCATCTAATTTTGGAAGTTCTTCTTCCATCTTTACATCAGCTTCTTTTTTATCTTCAGCTGGTTTACCTTCAATCTCATCTTCTTTAGCTTTTCCGATTTCTTCCATCTTAGCTATTTTCTTTTCCATCTCCTCAATACGATATGCTAAATCAGAATACTTCTTTTCCATATCTTCAGGGATTGATTCAACAGGTAAATCACCACCATCTTCATCTTCACCACCGATATCTTCACCAGCAATAGAAGCCATATCTTCAGGTAATTTCTTTACTTCTTCGTCCTTAGCAGCATCTGCTAATTCAACGTTTTCTCTTTCAGTAATTTTACCTTCTGCATCTACCATAATCTTAATTCTAACATCGTTTCCTTCGCTATCTTTTAAGATTACTTCATGCTCTCCTTCAGGAGCTGGAGACTTAGTACCATCTTCTGATACTACTTCTGCTAATTCACCTACATCAAAGGTAGGAGATTCTAAGATTGTGCCATCTGCTAACTTAGCGTATGTCATTTCAACAGGTTTATCTGCTGATAAAGCTGCTATAATCTTATTTAATACGTGTTTTGCGTTCATATTATTGTTTGTTTAGTTATTTAACAAAGTTACTTTACTTTGTAGTTATTTTTTAAGGATTTGTTGTAGTTGTTGTACTACTGGTTGATGTACTAGTCGTAGTAGTAGGTTCTGCAGTTGTCGTTGTTGTACTACTGGTTGATGTTGATGTAGACGTACTGCTTGTTGAAGTGCTACTGGTTGTTGTAGTAGGTTCTGTTGTTGTACTACTAGTCGTAGTAGTAGGTGCCGCAGTTGTTGATGTAGTGCTACTAGTTGTTGTAGTAGGTGCTGCAGTTGTCGTTGTTGTACTACTGGTTGATGTTGAAGTACTACTGGTTGAAGTAGTTGTAGTAGGTGCTGTTGTAGTTGAAGTAGTTGTTGTTCCTGCAGTTGTAGTTGAAGTTGTAGTTGTAGCATTACAATCTTCACAACCAAAGTAAGCAACCCCAGACGGGTTAGTTACATAATCATAAGTTGAATTATATGCTAATGAACCAGAAACTGTCCAACACGTTACTCCATTGTAAACACCACCTTGATTACTAAATAATTTATAAGTAAACAAATTTGCTAAGCTTCCGCTATAACTTACATCAAATTCAGTTGCGTTATCACAATTGATTACTCTATATGAATTTACATTAGGGTTTGCAGTTGTAGTTGTTGTTCCAGCCGTTGTAGTTGATGTTGAGGTACTAGTTGAAGTACTTGTAGTTGTTGTAGGTGCAGTTGTACTTGTAGTTGTTGTAGGTGCAGTAGTTGTTGTAGTTGTTCCACAAATATTAGTATATACAATATCTGAAGGTGTGAACGTACCAGGCTGTACTGAACCAGAAATCATACAAGCTTGAATACTGAATGTTCCGGGTGCCCCAATAATAACAAAGCTTTGTAGCCCTCCACCACAAAGTTCATAGTTTACTGAACCACTACCGCTTTCAATAATTGAAAACGATGCAGTTGAGTAACATCCAAGTGGTGAACTAGTTGTAGTTGTAGTTGTTGCAGCAGTAGTAGTAGTTGTTGTAGTTGGTATTGTACTAGTGCTAGTTGTTGTAGTTGGTATTGTACTAGTGCTAGTTGTTGTAGTTGGTGCAGTTGTTGAAGTAGTTGTTGTAGTATCACAATCACTTAATAATTTACACCATTTATTACTAATAGCATCAAATATAAATAAAGATGAACCTGATACTGCTAAGTCACCAGTTCTTCCAGAGTGGCTACCACTTGGTAGTCCTACATATGGTAATGGGTTTAACGGGTCTAAGTGTAATAAGTTTGTTATTGATACACTACCTGTCACTCCTAATGAACCTGTAATTTGTGCTGAGCCAGTGAAAGGAAAATCTAAAGATGTTCCGCTAGTTCCTGTCAAACCAGATGTACCAGAAGTTCCATTGCTTCCATTTAAGCCACTCGTACCTGAAGTTCCATTAGTACCATTGATACCGCTAGTTCCGTCCAATCCTGAGGTTCCTGATACGCCTGAAGTTCCATTAGAACCGCCAGCTCCACTCAAGCCTGATGTACCCGATGTTCCATTTATTCCTGAAGTACCTGAAGTACCAGGAGCTCCTTCTCCACCACTTACTCCCGAAGTTCCACTAGTGCCATTAGCACCATCAACTCCGTTAGTTCCATTTATTCCTGAAGTTCCGTTTATTCCACTCGTCCCACTCACACCGCTAGTACCTGAAGTACCAGACGAACCTCCATCTCCAGTTATACCAGAAGTACCCGAAGTTCCACCAGTACCATCTATACCATTCGTTCCGTTTGTACCATTGATGCCACTCGTTCCGTTTGTACCAGAAGTACCCGAAGTACCTTGTGGTAATTGTGCTACTATTACGATTAACTCTTGATTATTACCAAATGAGTAAGAACCGGTTATGTGTGTAGCTGGGAATGTCCAATATGAGTTAGGCGAAGTTTCTACACCAGTACCGAACTGCCATTTTTGGAAGTTAGTTGAATTACTAATATCCTGTATTATAATTGTTGAACCAGACGGTATAAGTGATAGGAATAAATCCACATCTACGCCATCTTTTGTTTCGTGATTTATATTAATTTGTGATGATGAAACTTGCGTTGCGTTATTCCAAAGAATGTATGTGTTACCAGGGTTACCTGATATATCATTTGTGTTTGCTTTATAATCAAAGAATGTATTAGATTGTCCATCAACGCCTGATGTACCTGATACACCGCTAGTACCCGAAGTGCCATCCGTACCCGATACACCACTAGTGCCATTACTACCATTCAAACCGGATGTACCATTTACTCCACTTGTGCCATTCAAACCGGATGTACCATTTACTCCACTCGTCCCACTTGTACCTGAAGTACCTGAGCTTCCTCCATCACCTGTTATACCTGAAGTACCTGAAGTTCCATTAGAACCAGCTGCTCCATTAGTACCATTGATACCATTCGTACCATTAATACCCGAAGTTCCTGCCAATCCATTTGTACCATTTATTCCTGAAGTTCCATTTAGACCTGAAGTGCCCGAAGTTCCATTAGTGCCGCTTGCACCAATTGAACCTGTTAATGCCATTGAATCTATCATATCAGTATTAAAATCTCTCAATAACGCTGGGGTAATTAAACCAGCCGTATTATCAGGGAAGTTACCTTGATTTACCGCTTCTAATTGGGTTTTATTGTATATAGCCATATAAAGTTATATTTGATTATTTTGTTGTGTTTGTGAATAAGGAACTTCCGTTTGTCCGATACCTTGCTCTATTAGAGCACCATTACAGCACTTACGTGAGTATGTGTTTGATTTAATACACAAACATGCTCTACGATTATTTTTCGGAGAGCTCTTTCCCCTCGTCGGTCCTAAATACACGCCCGAAGTTGCTTGGAATCTAGCTAAGTAAGCTGGTGTTGGCATAATCTAATGATTTTACTCATTTAACAACGATAGAGGTAAAAGTATTCGTTATTATTTTGTTTTTGCTAAAGCCTCTTTATGTAACATGTTTTGTAACTGATTATAATCTGATTGATAAGCTAAGAATAACAAGCATTGTTCTAATGGTAATTCAGCAACTTCACTCATTCCCCTGATATCTCCGTTCGCCAATTGGACAACGGAGGAATAATTTTTCCACTTTTTTCCAAAATTGACTTGATGTTGTGAGGAATCTCCGCCGTATCCATCAAAGATTTCTGGATAGAACTCGGCAAGTCCGTTAATAAACGAACAAAAAAAAACAATGCTCCGTAATGTACATCCATTGGAACTTCTAAAAATCTATCCTCATTTATATAACCATCGTATGTTTTAATCTCATATAGAGTTCCTGTCTTAGATGTAACAGGCCTGTATAGAATACTCATTATCTTAGCCCAATTCTCATCAATAGTAAATGTATCGTATTTTGCAATGTCCAAATAAGCACCATAAGCCATCTTTGATAAGTTAGGCTCAAATCCGTATTCAACACCATTTATTGTAATAAACTTTTGTAATTCAAAATCAGTCTGACCCATAAACCCTACTAAATCATTTTTAATATTAGTAAAGGTTTCGGTATCCAATTGTGTTAGATACTCTACATTAAAGCCACATAGGTGATGCATTAGACATGCCACATAAGCATTTTCTTCTTCACCATATACTTTCAAATCTCTTTGTAAGTTAAGGTATTGTTTTAAGGTGATTGCTGACCATTCCTTTGGTACTGTTATCTTTATCTCTTGTTTCATATTATCTTTGGTTTTTCTTTTCTCTATATTGTTCAGGGTTAATAAGGTCTAAGCTTGTATTGATTACTTGGGTCTTAATGTTTGTAATATCTACTGTGTTTACCCTGTCACTCATTAAGTTTTGTAATCTTGCGTTTAAAGAATTACGTTGTTGTACTGTTGCCATTAAGGCTGATTTTGCTTCTCTCAAATCCTCTAATAGTTTATGATTGATTGCTTCAGTATGGGCTACATACTCTGCCATTGCCATAAAATCTTCTTTTGTAAGATTGTCTAAATCTAATTTTTCATTTTCCATATTATCTAATTGTAATTGTGTATTTTCCTCTATTTGCTGCAGCTTGGGATAATGTCATCATAGCCACATAACGAGCAGCATCTAATAAGTGATTATTAAAATCAACAGGCCTATCTAATATCTTACCAAATCTATCTTGCTCCCACTCATACGAATAGAATTCATTTATTAGATTCTGACAACTCTTAGGTATCTTTATCTTATAGTTTTGTAATACACCTAT